GGTGCGGGTATCGCAGAAACATTTGGTATAGGTACATCTACATATATAACTAAAGAGGATATAGCCAAAGAACTTACCTCTGCATGGGAATCTCCTTTGGGGTATGAAGAATTACCAGAGATGGGCAAAGAACCCGGTATAGTGACACAACAGACGGTTAAGCAGATAGGAAGAGAAAAAGAGACTGCAAGAGGTATGGAAAGAACTTCCGGATTAACCGGGGAACTTGCAGAACTTAATAGAAACGAACAGGATTCTATAAACAATATAGGTACTATAGGACTGACTATCGGTGGTCAAACTATGTCTGTAAATGAATGGATTCAAAGTTATGAGATGCAGAATATAAAAGGTGTCCCAGATGCAGTAAGAAGCAAAATAGGTGACCTATTCTTTTCTATACGTTCTGACTTCTTTTCCAGAAAAGACCAGTCTATGTATGGAGAGGAATGGAAAGATATTACTGAACAAGAACTACAGCAGATGGACTTTAAAAATAGAAAACTTGCAGAGTGGAGAAAGATAAGGTCTGGAGCACGGGGAGCTGATGAATATAATAAGATGCTGGATTCGTTTGAAAATAGTCTTCAGAAATCTGCTCATCCAGAGGCATCTATGGCTTTAGCATGGGTTAGAATGAACGCATATGATATAAATATACCGGAAAATATTCTTCCTCACTTACCGTATATAACTCAGGTTAAATACGACATGGCTAGAAAACTAAGAAGTTCGGGAAGTCCATTTGTTGAAGGATTTGGTGCAGAAGAAAGGCGTGTTCCCGAATCTGTAAGAGAAAAAAGACAGGCTCTGGAGCAACAAGAAAGGCAGAAAAAACCATTGCTGCAGGAATTGTATAAAGGATAATAGACGTTGACAATATTACTTAGTGTAACTAAAATTTGAAATAATGGAGGGAATATATGGTTACAGAAAATGAACAAATAGTAGAAGTGACACCCGAACCTCAATCAGAGGTACAGGTAGAAACAGCTACGCAGGAGCCGGTAGCAGAAACTACTGAACAGCCTGTAGCGGAGGATACTGCCCAGGTTACTAATCAACCAGAAGCAGCTCAACCGCAACCTGAGACTGTACAACAGGGGGAGCCAGTACAGACTCAAGAGCCCGTAGCTGAACCAAGTAGAATGGCTAATCTACAACAGACTATTGCTCAACAGCAACAGCAGTTACAGTATCTTGCTGACGTTGATGCTCAAAACAAAGCTCAACAACAGGCTATTGCATATCAGAAGCAACTAGAAGAGCAGGGTTGGATGCCCGACCAGGCACAGACCGTAGCTCAAAACTATGTTTCACAGATGCAGCAGTCTCAGCAGCAACAGCAACAGTTGAAGCAACAGCAGGAGTTTAGGGATGGACAGAGAAATGCATCCATGTTTTTTGCAAAGAAATATGGATTAGGTTTTGATGATATGCCTTCTCTTGAGAAACACGGTACTCCACAGGATATGGAGACTGAAGCTAAAAGGATACAGGAACTAAGGCAGACTAAAGCTGAACTTGATGCACTCAAGAAAGCACAAGTCCAGCCACAACAATTTGATACTAATCAACCTGCTGCAAGTGCATCAGGTTCTGAGGACGAACTCTTAGATCAGTATAACTCGGGGGTTAGAAACTCCCAAACCGAAGCAGCAGCCAGACGTGCTGCCGGACTAGGCTAAAATCTATTACCAATAGGAGGTAATCATGCCACAGACTTCGACAACTGGGAATCTAGAAAATGCCCAGAAAATAATTATAAGTGCTGCTCGGTACACCGAGGAACACAACGCACCTGCTATGGCTCTTATAGAGAGTTTTAGCCTTGGAAAAGGCGAGAAGCAAGTGACTGTCCCTAAAGTAGGACAGATGACTATGTCAGACCTAGTCGATGGTCAGGACATAGTAGACGAAGAAGAAATCGGAATGACAACTGTTGATCTTACTGCGTCTGAAGTAGGGGCTAAAGTTATCATTACGGATAAACTTCTAAGGCAATCGGCAGTCAACGTAATGTCTATTATAGGCAGGCAGTTGGGTGACGGTATGGCTAGAAAAAAGGATACAGATGTTCATGCATTGTATTCTGCTCTTAACGGAGGTACTACTCTTGGAGCAAATGCCACAGATATGAGTCTAGCCTTTGTTGCAGCAGCGATTGCTTACGCTAAAGCAAACAAGTTCGGCAGTCAGCTATATATACTTCAGCATCCAAATGCTGTGTTTGATATAGCAAGTAGTGCTGTAACAGCATCTCAGTATGCAATTCCAAAAGGTTGGTCTGAGGATTTACTCGGCAACTTCTGGAGTGGTATACGACCACTTAACAATGTTCCTATCTTTGAAGATGGAAACTTGTCAACAAGTAGTGGTGATGATGCAATAGGTGTAATAGCTGATAAATCTGCATTAGCTGTACTTAATAGTTTAACGACTAAGACTGAAAGACAGAGAGACGCTTCTTTAAGGGCAACAGAAATCGTAATGACTTCTGACTATGGTGTGTTTGAACTTGATGACAGCCGTGGTGCACCTCTTACTTTTGATGCTGCTGCTCCTGCAACGAGTTAATAATGGTAACAGGAATAACCGAACATAATAAAATGAAGAAAGAGTTGGTTGATATTGGCTATTCACTTAAATATATGGATGAATGGCAACCTAAAACAACCTTATACAGGCATAAGCCTGCATTAGATATTAAAGGGAATATAGTGTTTGACGTAGGTACTTTCATAGAGAACGTACCCGGTAGTCCTGATTACACATTAAAGAAGGCTAAGATTGGTTTGTTCCAATGGCCTCCTAGTGATACATGTGAGTGTAGATGGTGCAGAGAGAGAGCTGCATCTACACTCAATCGAGACGAGAACGGAAAGTTTGTTAAGAAAAAATAGATTGACGTGTAACGATTGACCGAGCGTTAGTCTATAGTAAAATATCGGTTGGTCGCAGGGCTTGACCCTGTAATATAAATAGGAGGCATATTAATATGTCATTTCCACAGTCGATAATGGGTAAATATGGGTGGGAGAAAACAGTTACCACCTCTCAAAAACATAAACTGGGTACTCAAATGCAGATTGATGATAGAGAATTTAAGTACTATAAAGCAGGCGAGGCTATAACTGCTGGTTTGCTACTGATGCAACCCGCTGCAGTTGCAGCTCACGACCGTGATATAACTGTAACTACAGGTGCAGATATTTCAGTGGGAGATACTACTGTAAGCTTAGAAGTTCCAACTACAGACTTAACTAAGGATCAGTACAAAGATGGGTGGCTTATACTTAATGACATAGGTGAAGAAGGTCATATGTATAGGATTAAATCTCATCCTGCTCACGATGCATCTGACGATAACACGGTCATTATCACACTTGATGAAGAAGATGGTTTTGTACATGCTATCTCTGCAGGTGCTTCAGCCATTCAATGTGGACTAGCAGCTAATCCGTACCTTTCATCAACGATTTACCAGCATGATGCTATAGTAGGATCCCCTCTTGGGTGGAGTGCTTCTGATGTCGCATCAGGTTCTTTCGGATGGATGTGTGTGAAGGGTCTAACAATGGCTCTATGTAATGGAGCTATTACAATAGGATTACCAGTAGTTGCAGCTAACGATACGTTAGACGGTGCTGTTGAAGCCTTAGATTCTGATGATGATGCAGAAGGTACTATAGTTGGATACATGGGAAATACTGTTGGTGCAGATACTGAATACTCGCTAATCAAAGCAAACATACAGTAATGACTACAGACTTATGGACACCACAGGGGGTAGTTAAATTAAATACTACCCCTAGTGGGTACAATGCAGAAACCGGGGAAAGAGTAGTTACTCATACCTTTCGACTTGAAGATAAGGAGACAGGTAAGAAGACTATTATAAAGATCCTAGCTGATGACTATACGGATCCTGCACATATAGAAGATATGGCAGCCCAATCAGCAGAGACTTGGTTTAATGAAGTAAGAGCAAAGGGTAGTAAGAAGGCTCCTACTGTTAGCCAGAGAAAGGAAATAGGAAAGATTCTTGATGATATCAGAAAGAACTTTAAAAAGAGAAGACAGAGTAGCAATAATAAGATACTCTATCAGTCTATAAAATAAGGGGAGATTTTATGACAACAGAACCTAAGTCAATTAATATTACAAACGATGATGTACAGTCAGTACTCAATACTGAGGCTGGTAAATATCAGTTGCAGATAGCTGCTCTTAGTAGAACTCTTGGTGAACAACAAAAAGAGATTGAAGAACTAAAGGAGAAGTCCTGTAGCTGTAACGAATCGGAGGAAGAAAATGCCGATTAAAGTTGGGAAGCGTACTTTTAAAAAGCAACCTAAAAAGGCAAAGGCTTATGCCAAGAAGACTGGCAAGAAGATGACAAAGTTAAAGTATTAATTGGCTCCTATGGAGTTATTAAATGCCTACAATTCAGGGACGGACACGTAAAGAATTACGCCAGAGTATTGGCTATAACCTAGGAGCCATGCGTATAGGTGAAGTTACTACTACTGCAAGCGATACAGTCACTCTTATAGATTCATCTCTTACTACAATTATAGGTGGAGATGATGAACATAAGGGTAAGTGGATAGTATTTACTTCCGGTAGTAATGACGGTGATATAGCAAGAGTAACAGATTACACAGCATCTAGTACTACACTAACATTTGTTGCAGGACAAGGTGATACTATAATAGCTACTGCTGATGGGGATTCATACGAGTTATGGGATATGGATTACAATCCAGACATGATCCATGACATGATAAACCAAGCAGTAATCAACGCTACAGGACACGTATATGACCCCGTAGAAAAACTGGATTTACACTCTAATGGTAGGCAATTACGATTTGACGTACCTTCAGGGTTGTCTATGGTTCAGGATATATACTTCCGGGATAAGGTGGACTCTACTACCTTACTCAATCTAAATGATACCCTTGATGAGTCTACAACTTTAATAACAACTACATTAAACGGTGCTATTAGTGATGCAACAGCTACTTCTGTAACCGTTACTTCTGCTACTACATTAAGAGCTAACCAAGTTATAACAGTAGGTTCAGAAGAGATGTCTATAAGTAGTATCTCTTCTAATACATTGACAGTTTCAAGAGGAGCAAACAGTACTACCGCAGCTACACACTCTGACGGTGCTGATGTTCTTATATATCCGGTAACTGACACAGAAGATAAAAAGCAGGGAACTGCATCTAATAAGTTTATAATTTCAGCAAGTGGTGGAGCAGGTAATATAGTAACAGACTCCATAACAAGCAAAGATATCAGTAAATATGACTACTTAGAGGGTTGGGCTAAGATTACAAGAAGTAGTGGAACTGCCACTGAAGCAGGAGATTTGCAGATACTACTTGATGACACGGCTAATTGTGTAAGTGTACTAGAAACACTTAGTCTTCCTATTCTTAAGGATGATACTTGGACATTCTTTAGGGTTAAACTAGGTAATCCAGAGCTAGATACTGCAATAATATCTATAGGTTTAAAGTACACTACAGACCTTGGAGCCTGTACTATCTGGCTAGATGACATCAGGGTTGTAAGAAACGACTCTGCTCAGTGGGAGAAAGTACCTAGAAATCTATGGAAAATAGATAAAGAATCTAACGATATAGTATTTGATTCTTATTTCAAATCACTTGCATCGTATAAATTATTGAAGTTAGTAGGTGGAGAAAAGCCAGCTCTATTGAGTGCTGACTCTACTGCAAGTGAGATAGACGATCAGTATATTATAGCTACGGCTACTGCTTTTGCACTATCTTCTGCATCAGGCGGGCCTGCTACAGACCCGGATGCACGCAGACAACAGGCTGCTTTCTGGTTCGGTATATCAGAGCAGAGTAAACGTGCCTTCCCTATGCTTAGAAACGTAAGGATGGTTAGTTAATGGCTAATAAGGTAGTATCTCCAAATGAGATATATCTCAACGAAACCTATTTCCCTATAGAACGTCCTGTACAGAGCGTACTTGCGTCTATATACCCAAGTAAGGTAGTCATAGGTGATACCAGTAAGGACTCACAGTTACGGTCATCCATCATAGCATGGTCTGACTGGCGTGGTGGCATAGGTATAGACAGGATGGAAGGTGGAGAGGTTAATAGAGCATGGTGGAGTGACTGTCAGCTTAGATATAAGAATCATTTAGTACTTGGAAACTATGCAAACGCAACAGATACCCATGCACACGGACTTGTAAAATCAGGTGTAGGTACTGGAATAGCAGCCATAACTGAGTTTAAAGACAAGATATATGCCGTATGGAACGGTAGTATATCTGAATCTCCAAAGATATTTGTATATAATAATGCATCAGATTATTGGTGGGATGGTAGGGTAGCAGATCAGGCTATAGGAGTTAACGGAAGCGATAGCTTTGGAGTTCCTGACCAGGTAACAGATTCTCTAAACTTTACCGATAGGTCTAATAATAACTACCTTGTACTTGCACATTATGACAGTAACGGAACTGGGTATAGTTATGCTACTGTTCCTAGTTATGACGGAAGTAGTAATGCCGCATGGACTAACGATGCTAAAGATACCAAGTACCTTGCAGAATGGGATGGTAAGTTATGGGGTATATCTTATGCGGGTCAGCTATGGCACGCAATAACACCCGGAACAGAGACAGATGATGCCCTTTTACCTCTACCTGAAGGGTATGTAACAGGATTATTTGTAGCTAGAGATACACGTGGTGAGCCTATATTATATGCAGCTACAAAGCAGGGATTATGGGCACATGATGTCATGCACGCTAAGTTTGTACAGACAGAAATGGATTTTCCTTTTCATCCACACGCTGGAAAAGGCACTACCAGGTGGCGTGACAGTATATATTTCCCCAGTGGATTAGGATTATACAAATATATCAACGGATCTAACAATGCCGTACTTACTGTTGTAGGGCCGGACAGAGATGACGGTCTACCCACTGATAATAGAGGAACTATAATGCTTGCAGAAGGTACTCATAATGAGTTGCTGGTAGGCGTAGATTCTACTACAAATCCCACAGTTACATCGACTGATAGTGTTCCATATCAGTGGAGTATGCACCATTTCGGCTCTCCTGTTATAGATAACGCTTCAGGATACAGCTCTATACTTGGATATAACGATTTAGGGTGGGAAGCTAAGTGGGTAGCATCTACCGCAGGTAGAAAGATAGATGCCATGCACGTTTCCAATGCATACTCTGATGTGAATGAAAATTATAGATTATGGTGGGGATTTAATGACAGGGTATATTATATGAAGCTACCTGTAGATATCATAAACCCCTCTAAGGTTACAGAATTTGAGTATAAATCTTCAGGAGTACATGAGACTCCTTGGTTCAATGCAGGACAGAGTGAGATAGATAAATTAGCATTAGAGTTAAAGGTTGAAACACAGGATTTATCTACCAAAGAAACTGTACAGGTTCAATATGCTACTGATTATAATGAAAGCTATTCAAGTTTTACCGATAGTTCTGGTGATGATATCAGTACTATAACAAGTACAACCCTTGGAACAACATCAGGAATAACTGAATTTTCGTTTAGGGATGGTAGCAATAATCCTATAGGTAAAAAGTTTAGATCTATCAAGTTCAAACTAACTCTCGCTAGGTCAACCACTACAAGTGAGGCTAACTATCTAAAAAATAGCCCTGATGTAGTGTCTATGACCTTGATATGGAGAAAGAAATTAGATGCTAAATGGGGGCATCAGGTGGGTGTAAGTCTAAACAGAGACTATAAAGGCAAGACTCCCAAACAACTTAGGTCAGCTCTCATATCTGCAATAGAAAGCAGTACGTTGGTAGAGTTTACGTTCAGAGATGACGATAGTACCAACAGAAACTACTATGTAGATGTCACTTCTGCTACCGGACTGGAGTCTACAGGCTATGACGAGAGGGGATCAAGTACAATAATGCTGGTGGAACCATGATAGTAAAAAACAGTACAACAACAGTCAGTACAGCAGGTACTGAAGTACAGCTTTCCAATACTACTAGCCGTGTATTGTGGATAAAGGTCAAGGCACTCGCAGCAAATTCAGGCATAGCATATCTAGGTATAGCAGGAAGTATAACTTCAGCTCTGGGATATGAATTGTCTGCAGGTAATGAGATTGAAATCAACTTTGCTGACATAGGTGGAAGTATATTATTTTCTACATTATGGGCAGATGCAGCTACCAATGGTGATAAGTTAGCTTGGATAGCTGTAGTGGATGGATAGATGACTACTCAAAACTACAATGACATAGAACTTCCTCCCGATTGGGAAGGAAGTAAGCCTGAGTACCTTTGTTATACAACTCTCATATCGTTGGGTAAGCAGCCCAATTCAGATTTTACATACCAGTCCCCATTAGAAGGTGGAAGGCTCCAAAAGGGTGGTATGATAATAGATTTTTTATTTGATAATCCTCCGGACTTGGCAATCAACGTACAGGGGGTGTATTATCATTATGAGTTCGGTGTTGAAACAAAAGCCAGAGACTTAATGGCTAGAGCACAACTTGCCGGACAGGGAATGACGTTGGTATTTCTTGATGATGATGACCTTTTACGTGATGCAAAATGGCACGTAGAAGAGGCACTAAAATATAGAGATCATTCACAACTAGGAGCTCTCGGAGGTTAATATGACTATTAATTTAAAAGGAAATTTATACCAAGATGACGGTGATGCCGTAAGCGATGCGACAGTACAGGCTTTAACGGCAGGAACTACTACAGTAATAGCCACAGATACTACAGATAGTGACGGTGCGTGGGATTTTGATGGCATTGCAGAAGGTAAGTACGATGTAAAGATTTCAGCAGGTACATCTGTTAGATATATTAAATGGAATGATGAAATATCTCTTAGAGAGCTCGATGTACGTAATGATAACGGTAACACAAGACCTGCTGCTACGTTCACAAACCTCACTAATAACGCAGCTAATCAGGTAGCTGTATTCAGCGGTGCTAATACTACCAGAGCAGACGATGATGAGATATATACTTCCTTTAAGCTGGCAAATAGTGCAGCAGAATTGATTGAATATGGACGTATGACTGTTGTTGCTAAAGATGTAACAGATGGTACAGAGGATGGACAGATTGAGTTCGATGTCATGAAGGCAGGAACCCTTACCAAGGTATGGACAATCACATCAAGTGATGCTGCTGCTATGTCATTCGATATGAACGTAGATTCTCTGACTATAGGATCAGGTGCAGACACAGATATATCCCTTACCTTTGATGCCAATACAGCAGATGGTGTAATCACATGGATGGAAGATGAGGACTACTTCCAGTTCTCTGATGAAATACTTATGAATAGTACCGAGAAGATATTGTTCGGTGATACTGCAACATTCATACATCAATCATCAGACGGTGTTATGACTATTGATGGAGAAGCAACTATAGATCTTAATGCTTCTACCGCAGTTCTAGTAAGCAATGACTTAAAACTGAACAGCGATTCTGCTGTTCTAGGATTTGGAGCAGATAACGATACCACGTTAACACATACAGATGGTACTGG